GAGGTTAGCGCGTGCTTAGGTCTGCGGCTGTGGCTGCCGACGATCTGTTGATCTCAGCGACGATCGACAGCGCGGCGAATACGTAGACGGCGAAGAGAACGGCGGCGAGCCCGATTAGAGCTAGCCTGGAAGCCTTGCTTGGCATGAGGTCCTAACCCCATTCCTTACCGTATTCTCTTATCATTTCGGCGTGGGCTCTCCTTTGGCGACAGCTCTTAACAATGCGAGTTGCGGCCCAAAGTAAAAAGGCCGGCACTATCAGATAGATAAGACCATCCATTCTGAGGTTTCCTCCCAGCCGGGAGTAACCTTACCACCACAACCCCTAACAAAGTCAACCCACAAGGGCAGCCGAAAGGACCAGCCAATGATCACACTTGCCCTTGCCTATGTCGCAGGCTGCTTAACCGTTTTTTTCTGGACCCAGATCAAGGCCAAGCTGCTGGCCGCCTATGACTGGCTGGTCGCCAAGATCTAATGCGCCTGATCGACAACGCGGCGCATGAATTCCACAGGCTTTGGACCATCCGGGTCTCGCTGTGGTTCGGCGTCTTTACCGGCGTAGCAATGGGCCTCAACGCCTTTGTTGACGTGCTCAACCCCTACCTGTTCCTCGCCCTTAGCGTGATCGTCAACGTCGTCCTGATCCCGCTGGCGCGGCTCTCCAAGCAGGCCGATCCCAATGAATAAATGGGCCAAGACGGCAGCCGCGACCGGCTCGGCCGGCGTGATCGCTGCGACTGTTGTTTTCCTCCCGCAATGGGAAGGCATGGACTCGGTTGCCAAGCGCGACATGATCGGGACGGGTCATCCCGTGACCTACTGCTACGGTCAAACGGACGAGTTCGGGCAGGTCAGGGTCGGCACGCGCTTCACCAAGCAGGAATGCGACCAGAAGCTCGCCGAAAGCCTGCCGCGGTATCTGGCGAAGATCGAGCCATGCATCAAGGTTCCTCTGCCTGGCAAGACCAAGGCCGCGCTGCTTGATGCTGCGTACAACGCTGGACCTGGCGCTGTCTGCAAGTCGCCGATGGTTCGGCTGATGAATGCCGGCAAGATCAAGGAAGGCTGCAACGCCTTCGCGGGCTGGTATGTCCGGTCTGATGGCAAGGTGCGGCGCGGTCTCGTTGCAAGGCGCGGCGGCGATTCCCGTAAGGGTGAAAAGCAGCTCTGCCTTGAGGGCATTCAGGAAGCGTTGAACGATCCGAAGCCGCTGACGCCTGCCGAGTTCAAGGCCGATCCTTACGCATGTTTCGGCGCCGGCCGCGATGAAGCCATGAGCGAGGGCCGCCAATGCCCCGTATCGAAGAAAGCGTGGTGGCAGAAATGAGCACAATCTACATCGCACTAGCCGGGATTATGCCCCTGATGGCGTATTTCGGCGCCGGCAGCGCTCTCGTTGTCGGGTTGCTTGCGGCGGCGTGGTTCTCGCCCGTGCTCAAGAAGGAATTTCTCTGGGCCGGGTTGGTTGTCGCCGCCTTCATGGCCGCTTTTACCATAGGAGTTTACAACGGTGAGCAACGTGTCCGGGCTCAGTGGAATGCGGCTGAGCAAGAAACTATCAAAAAGGCTGAGAAGGCACGCAAGTCCGCTGAGCGTTCTGTTGCTCGCAAGCCTTCTCGCTGGCTGCCAAACCACCGGGACGCTTACGACCGTGACGCGAAGTGAATCGCAGTGCGCGGCGTGGCGCGCGATCACCTACTCATCGAAGCACGACACTCCGATGACGGTCCAGCAGGTGCGGGTTCATAATCAGGTGGGCCGCAAGCTGCATTGTTGGAAATAGCGGGCCGCTGCGTGGGTGGCACCGCGCAACGACCCTAACCCGCGAAGAGACGGAATCTCTTCACAGGCTGGGCGTGTCCTAGCAGGAACTTATTAACAGGAACTCTAGGACCATGGCCGGTGACCGAAGCAGAAATTAAACAAGTCGTGCAAGCCGTTCTCGACAACGAGAACGAAAAGCGAGCGGCAAACCTTGACGATGTTGTCTTGAAGGCGGTCGCGACGATCCTGACTTCGTTCGGCATCGAGGAAGAAGATCGACGAGAACTGAAGGCTGATTTCGTCCATCTCAGAAAGTGGCGCAAGAGCGTCGAGCAAGCCCAGAGCTACACATTCAAGGCAGTGATCACCGTCATCGCGACGGGCTTTGCCGGAGCTGTCTGGATGGGCGTCAAGTCGGCCCTCGGTAAATGACCCGCGCGGTTCTTCTCGCGCTCACAGCCGCAACGCTTCTCTGCATGTGGCTCGATCGGCCAGCGCCGGTCAAAACAGTTCAAGTCGATTACTGCGTCATCACCTACCGCGCCGCTGCGAGAGATCAGTTCGGCGGGGTTCATATCGTTTGGACGAAAGGATGGGGGCCTTGTTCCGAGCTCGACAGATACGAGGAAATATAGCGCATGGGGCTGATCAGCCTGCATTACGTCGCAGCCTACTGCATCGTGGTCGCCGTCTTGGCGCTCGCGTGCTGTGCGCGGGAATGGTGGCTCTGGCGTCAGGGCAAGTAGCGGCATGATCCAGATCATCGCCACACTGTGCAGCCTGTCGGCGCCGGCAGACTGCCGAGAGCAGACCGTCACCACGTCAGACTTTGCCGACATCTCGGTGACATCGTGTCTGATGGGCGCCCCGCAACTCGCGGAATGGATGAAGCAGTACCCCGGCCAGCGTTTGGCCGGATGGAAGTGCGTCATCGGGAAACCAGCGAGAGGGGCATAACGCTTGCCGGCGACAAAGAGCGGGCGGTCTGCCCCGAAATGTTCCGACGATGAGTTTATGGCACTGTTCAATGCAGTCGGAGGCACCAAGACAGCGTCAATTCTAGGAGTTCAAGAGCACAACGTCTATAAGCGACGCCGCAGGCTGGAGGCGGTCCATGGTCGGATTACCGCCCCAACTAAACAGGCTGCTACAAAGCAGTACCCAGCGCGTGCAACACTGGATGTTAAGCACGGCCTTGTGGTTGTTGGTTCTGATTTTCATATTTGGCCTGGTGCGGAGTCTGTGGCACTCCGGGCTTTCAAAAAGCTATGCAAGGATCTCAAGCCGGCGGCGGTCATTCTGAACGGCGACGTGCTTGACTTCCCGAAGATCAGCCGCCACCCGCCGATCGGCTGGGAAAGCGCCCCGTCTCCGGTCGAGGAGATCGAGGCAGCCCAGGATCACCTTGACGACATCGTCAAGAGCTTGCCGCGCGGCTGCCGGAAGATCTGGACGCTTGGCAATCACGACGCCAGGTTCGAGACCCGGCTTGCGACCGTCGCCAGCGAATACCGCAACATCAAGGGAATCCATCTCGCAGACCATTTCCCGCTCTGGGAGAAGGGCTGGTCGGCGTGGATCAATGATGACGTGGTATGCAAGCATCGCTGGAAGGGCGGCGTCCACGCCACCCACAACAACACGGTCGGCGCCGGCAAGACAATGGTCACGGGCCATCTGCACAGCCAGAAGGTCACGCCCTACACGGACTACAACGGCACCCGGTACGGTATCGACACGGGCTGCGTCGCCGACACCAATCACAAGGCTTTCATCGACTACACAGAGGACGGCCCTAAGAATTGGGTGTCTGGCTTCGCCGTGCTCAAATTTCGGGATGGGCGTCTGATGCAGCCCGAGCTCGTCTCGGTCTGGGATGAGAAGTCGGTGCAATTCCGTGGCGAGTTGATCAAGGTATGAAGCCGCTCCCGCTCACTCCCGAGCTGCTGGCTCATGCCTACGACTATCTGACGTGCCTGCCGCCGTTCTCAAAGTTCAACATGCCGCCTTCGGACGACATCAAGTTTCGGGTGATCAAGTCCAAGAAGATATTCGCTCGGTACTTCATCGAAGGCGGCGTGCATCACATCGACGTGTCTAGCAAAATGGTGGGAAGCCACATCGTCTTGCTCTCGACTCTTGCGCACGAGGCCATCCACCTTCATCTTGAGGAGATTGGTGCTTGTGATTTGCATGGTCCGTCGTTCCAAGCGATCGCCGACAAGGTGTGTACGATCCATGGCTTCGATAGGTTGACGTTCTGATGTCGGGCTGGCTTATCGCGCTGACCGGCGCAATTTACGCGGTGATTTCAATAGAGCAGTTCGCCAAGAGCAATCCGGCAATGGGCATCGTATATGCCGGCTATGCCTGGTCGAACGCCGGATTATGGTGGATGGTGAAATGAACGCTCCTGAGATCGCAAACAAGGCCGCCGAGCTTGTCGGCGGAGACCGTGCCGAGCAACACGGAGACAAAGAGAAGACCTTCGCCAGGATCGCCGCCTATTGGACGGCCTACATTCGCAACCGGCCAGATCCGGACGCGCCGCTGACCTCCGTGGACGTGGGCTGGATGATGGTGGACCTGAAGAAGGCCCGCACACAGGGCGGAGCGTTCAATATCGACGATTTTGTTGACGGCGCCGGCTACATCGCCTGCGCTGGCGAGATCGCCTCGAAGCAGTTCCGCCGCTAACCCACCTCACACAATCAGACCTGACCAGCCGCCTTAACGGGCGGCTTTTTCGTGCTGGAGATCTTAATGGGATTCGGAAAACTCGGCGCAATGGGCCGTGGGTTTGGGGGGCTCGGCGCTTCCCTTGGGACAGTGAGCAAGTACCAGCGTAGCGCGACCGGCTGGCATTCGATGGCCGCTTATGTCACGGACACCCTCACTTCGCCGGGGTACGACAACAGAACCTTTCAATTCGCGCATGTGGTAGAGGCGCCGGTCGTCGCGGCGCGGGTGATTGTCCTCAACAATCTCACCACGACGCCGACACTGAGCAAGGTCGGGGTGGCGCCATCTACTGTATTTCCGGGGACAAACTATAATCCATCCGGTGGAGGTGCGAGCTTCACGTCAGTTACCTTCGGAGGGAGCGCCTCAGTCACGCTGCCGGCACGCATCTCCGCGAATGTCCCCTCAAGGACGGTATCGGACTGGATCACCGTTTCGTCGCTATCGCCATCCGATGGCGGAACGCTGCCCTATATGTTCTGGCGCTTCTATAACAGCACTGGCCCTCTGACGGGCTTCCTCAACACCGCTGATCTGATGTCCACCGGCTCGGGCTCTTTGGCGGCGAATGGACTCGCGGTTTGGCCGACCACTTCTGACGCGCGCAGTGCGCTCCGCCGAGCCCAATGGGCCTCTCAATCCGGCGATTTCAGCGCAACAAACTTTACTGGACCTCAGACGAATTTCTCCAATGTGGCCGTGGAGTTTGAATATAGGTATGCGAATGGCCATGTGGTGACGCTCTGTGCGCTGGGCGATAGCATCACGCAAGGCGACGCGGCTTCCGTTCACTGCCTCTCGCCGGTTCACTATGCCGTCAATGGCGTTTCGACGGCTGGGCAGCCGATCGTCCCGTGCAACCAGGGCTATTCGTCGCAGACGACTTCGAACTTTGTCGCCCGCCTGCAACAGATAATTGCGAGCGGCCAGATTCCAAACATCTTGGTTTATTCGGCATGGTCGCCGAACGACATCCCCGGCGGCAATGGCTCCAGCGTCGCTGTCTGGAATGCGGCAATTGATGCCATGAAGGCAAATCTCGCGACGGTGCTTTCAATTTGTCAGTCCAATCGGATATTCCCGATCATCGCGACTGGTACGCCGTACATTTATGACGCAACACACGATGCGCTCAGAGTGGCATATAATGATTACCTTAGAGCCCTTGCCAGCGCCAACCTCGTGATTTGCGACTATGATGCGACCGTGACAGACGGGGCGACGCCGGCGAAGATGCAAACAAGCCTCGCCGATGGCGTTTCGGGCGCGCTGCATCCCTATGATGCTGGTTATATCGCGATGGGGGCGACGTTGCAGACGGCGCTTCAGACGGCGCTGACGCGGTTCGCAACTTAGTCCACTCCCTTCAAGGGACTACGGCTCCACGATGATCCGCTCTATGAACTTGCGCTGCTCTGCCACCCGCTGAGCCTCGGCTAGGGCCTTCTGGTAGGTCATGGCGTCCTGAAGCACGATGGAGTG